GATGTAAATGAAGGTGACCATATCGAGGACTGGGGCACCGGTCGTTTCGTGGTTGACGAGACAAGTATGCTGTACGTGGCCGGTACCAAGGTGGACTGGATAGAGGAGACATTCGGATCACAGTTCGAGATAAGCAATCCCAATTCAACCTCCGCATGCGGTTGTGGAGAGTCATTTGGCATCTGATGGACACCGCATTCGTAATAGGCAACGGTGAATCCAGAAACATATTCCCTATACAAAATTTAAAAGGACACGGGATCATATATGGTTGCAACGCCATATACAGGGATCACCCAAAACTGTGTGATCACGTAGTGGCAGTGAATCCACCGATGTATGAGGAACTGGCCAAGTGGCACAACAATGGCAAGGAGTCACCTTCCATACATGGTATCGATGACATCAGCAAGTGGGATTACATCTGCGATGGTGACAAGGAAACCGATGTGCCCGAGGGACTCAAGATCTACAGGGTATGGCGTGGCGGTGACATCAAAAAGGGCGGCAAGATAAAGACCAATGACTTCTCCAAGGCCAAGGGATCGGGGTGCAGTGCGGTTCTGATGGCGGCTGAGTCGGGCATCAAGAATGTTGTCATAATGGCGTTCGACATAATGGGTGCCCAGCAGTGGGAGATGGACACGCCCAGCCGGATACAGAACAACATCTATAAAGACTCGATAAACTATCCAGGACGCGAGAGCATGAAGGCCTATCTCAAATACGAATGGATGTACCAACTGAGGCAGACGTTCCGCAGATTCCCCAAAACAAATTTCTACTTCATAAACAGGAAAGAATACCTAGAGGGCAATCCGTTCCTGAGATGGTACTTCGATCAATCAAATATAAAGTGTGGCATATACGCTGACCTACAGAGATGGATCTCCGGATCTCGCGACGACATCAAATGGCGTAAGTTATAAAGTCCTGGTACTGCTGGCGTCCAACTGATACACCCTACGCATCTTGACACCCACGCTCTGGGCGAACTTCTTGGAGTCACACTTATTGCACACGTGTTTGTAGTCGTTTGACGCACGTGCTGGATCTACCTTTGACTTGGGCCTCATGAAAGTTTCTGAACAGGCATCGCACCGGAACACGTAGATCAGGTTTTTCCTGCGATAGTTGTGCATGGTACCCAATTTGCTCTCCCTCTTGTACAACTTCATGGTTTTTAGGGTTTCTATGAACATATTAGTATTTAATAAATACGAATAACACATTATGGCTAGAATTAACATAGACACAGGAACACTGGGGAATCCGGCAACAGGCGATACACTACGTACCGCAATGACCAAGATCAATTCCAATTTCGAGGAAGTCTACCAGTTGGTCGGCGATGGTTCGACCGGTCTGATCACGACTGCGATAACGAATGGTGATCTTAAAATTCAACCAAACGGAACGGGTGATGTTGAAATAGACAGCCTACAGATTTCAGACACCACGATCACTCCACTAGTCACGAACGCAGATCTCACACTGGGGGTTAATGGTACAGGTAACGTGATCGTAAACGACGATAGAATGATTATAAACACTTCCAAAACCGCTACCGGGGTTGGCAGTTCCGGGGACCGAGCAGGATCGATATCATGGGATGGCACGAACCTTTACGTTTGCACAGCCAACTATGACGGTGTGACTGCAATTTGGAAGAAACTAGTACTACAGGCGATATAAGATGGCCCAGGAAGTAATCAACATCGGAGTACAGGCTGATGATGGCACGGGAGATACCATCCGAGGTGCCGGCATCAAGATCAACAACAACTTCACGGAACTGTTTGCGACCAGTTACGTATCGTCACAGATAGACTTCATAGGAAACAACATCAATGCCACCTTGTCCAACTCCGATCTATCACTCAGTGGCAACGGCACCGGTATAGTCAGATTCTCAGATCTCACCATAGATCACACCGTAAAAATGTCAGACAACGAGATACGTGTGAACACGTCAAACGCTGATCTTGTGCTGACCGCTAGTGGCACAGGATTGGTCAAGATAGACAATACCGACATAAACGGAGGCAACATAGATAACACAGTGATAGGTGCGACCACCCCGGCGGCGGCAACCTTCTCTACTCTCAGTTACAACAATTCACCACTGGTCATTGACGGTGTCACTGTGGCGGACAACACGATCAAGGCCAACGCATCAAACTCTAATTTAGAATTGGGTGCTAATGGAGTAGGATATGTTAGAATAAATGGGATAAATCTACCCAACAGTGATGGCTCCGGAGGACAAGTACTGCAAACGAATGGAAGTGGACAATTATCTTGGTTCACATCACCCTTGTTGTTCGACCATTCATCTTTGGACGATGGCACGGTCACTCTGAATGGTGATTCCACCACGCAGGCCATAGACTCATTCAGCGCTTCCACTTATCGCAGTGCCAAGTACCACATACAGATTTCAGACACCACCGCGGACAGATACACCTTGATAGAGGCAAACGTATCACATGACGGATCCACAGCGTACATCAGTTCGTTTGGATCGGCTACCAATGGTGACGGCGATGGATCAACCATATATGATTCACTAGATCTGTCGGCCGACATATCGGGAGGCAATGTTAGGTTGCTAGGAACAGTAAATAACACTAACAGTCAGGTAATAAAATTCGTGAGGAGAGTGATAAAAGTATAATGGCACAGATAACTTTAAATGTAGGATCAAACGCTAACGACGGAACAGGCGACACTTTACGTAGCGCCATGCAGAATGTGAACACTATGTTTACAGAACTGTACGCGTCACCGTTGTTCGCGAGTGGCATCACTGTGAGTGGCAACAACATAACGTCTACCAGGAGTAATGATGACCTTGTGCTATCGGCCAGTGGAACAGGATCGGTCACGGCAAACAAAATTATAATTGACTCAAACATTTCCATAACTGACAACGAGATCACGACAACACAATCGAACTCTGACTTGATTCTATCTGCTTCTGGAACAGGCTTGGTCAAGATAGACAACGTGGACATAAACGGAGGCAACATAGATGGCACGGTGATCGGGGCCAACTCGGCCGCGGCGGCGACTTTCACTACGCTGACAGTCAACGCGTCAATGGTGATAGATAATGTCACAATAACTGATAACACCATCTCAACAAATGTATCAAACGCCAATCTGGAACTTTCGGGCAACGGCACGGGTGCAGTGTCAATATCCGGATTCCTATTCCCAACATCAGATGGAAGCGCCGGCCAGTTCTTGAAGACCGACGGAAGTGGTAATCTTGGATTTGCGACTGCGAGCGCCACGCTGAACCATTCGGACGTGAACGACAACACCGCAACCATTTCATCTTCCACGACCGACACAGTGGACAGTTTTGATTCCGCCGTGTACAGGAGCGCCAAGTACCACATCTCCATTTCGGACACAGTCAACGGTAGGTATGAGATAGTGGAGGCCAACGTGGTGCACGGACCCAGTGCTGACAGCACCATAGAAGCATATGTTACCTCTTTTGGTAGCACGACTTCACACACTTCGCCTCTGGCCACGTTCACTGCTGACATCAACAACGGTAACGTGCGACTACGTGCCACGAACGATTCTGTTGGATCGCTTGTGTTCAAATTCCAGAGAACGCTGATAGACCTGTAATAATTACATTAGGTTTATAGAATCTACGATAAATATCCAAAACAAAAGGAAAAACAACACATGGCTAGACAGAACATCAACATAGGATCCAGCGCCAATGACGGCACGGGTGATCCATTAAGAACAGCATTTGACAAGATAAACGACAACTTCATAGAATTATACGGCGCGGACAACGACATCAACACGTTGGACGCCAACATGGACGTCAACAACTTCGCCATAACCACTGGGGTTACCAATGGCGACGTGACAATAACACCAAACGGAACAGGCAACATAAACCTAGGTTCTATCACAATCAACGGTAGCACTGTGAGTGCCAACGATTCCACACAGATCACCCTAGCGGAGAACATACAGACCACGGGCACACTGAACGTGTCAGGCGCGGTGACCATAGGAGGTGCGACCACTATAAGCACTTCACTGGCACTGGCCTCTGGAGCCACAGTCACATCAATCCTGGACGAGGACGCCATGGGATCAGATTCCGCAACTGCCTTGGCCACACAGCAATCTATAAAAGCCTACGTTGACGCACAGGTCACAGCATCTGACTTAGATTTCCAAGGTGACTCAGGCGGAGCACTTTCTGTGGATCTCGATTCACAGACCTTCACTGTCGCAGGTGGTACGGGCATAGACACAGCGGGATCAGGACAAACACTGACAGTCAACATAGATTCATCGGTTGTCACATTGACAGGGTCACAGACGTTGACTAACAAAGTTTTAACCAGTCCTACCATATCATCACCAACGATAACGGGTGTCACCACAACGACTTCATTGACAACTAATGACATCACATCGAATGGATCAAACGCCAACATCACGATCAATCCACAAGGCACAGGAACGATAGAGTTGGGTGCGGCCACTAATGTGACAGGATCCGCTTCGGTTTCAGGCACGTTGAGCACGGCGGACATCACAACGACAGGTAATCAAACGATATCAGGATCGTTAACAACAGGATCTTTAAACGTGGGTGATTTGAACATCAACCCAGACGGAAAGATATCTACCGACACCAACGGAAACATAGACCTAGATCCTTCTGGTACAGGTGCGATCAATCTAACTGGACCTACCAACGTGACCGGTACTGCCACAGTGACCGGACAGTTGAACGTGGACAACCTAAGGTTGGATGCCAACACCATAAGTTCAACGTCAGGTGGAGTGAATATCACGGCACCTGCAGGACAGGATGTGGCCATAGGTGGAACGGGTGTCAGGTTGACAGCAACAGAAGCCAACTTTACGCTGGCGGAAATAACCACACTAAGGGCAGACACCATACAGAATGACACGTCAGATGGTGACATATCAATCAGCACACAGGGTACCGGTGTGATAGACCTGAACACTGCCACGCAGACCACGGTGGGATCAGCGGGGGGTGCCAACGCACTGCCGGCCACACCTACTGGCTACATCAAGATCAAGATCGCTGGCACGATGAGGGTGATACCATTCTACGACGAGGCGTAACAGCACGTAGAACATAGTCTCAAAACAGGACAAACATGAAGAGACACCACGACAACAGAAGGGGAAGATCACCACGATCAGAGATCGCACGGCTGGAGGAGGCCATACGACGTGAATCAGACAAGATCGAGCGTGAACGACTCAGACAGCACCTGGAACACTGGATTCGTACACAGAATAATAGCAGGTAATTGCCAATAAATACCCGTGTAAGGAGTATTTTAATGGCAACACCAGTGTGGACAACCACAGCAGGTAAACTAGCATCTATCGATGAACAGGTAGCGTATTCTCTTCAACTGGAAGCGAACACGAGCGATTCAACGGCCATCACATACTCCGTGATCGCAGGAAGCCTGCCACCTGGAATGCAGGTGACCACAACGGGCCTACTGACGGGTACTCCGGCTGAGGTTGCCAAGAGAACTCTTTACACCTTCGTCGTGCGAGCCACGGCCGGTGCCCAGATCACAGACAGGACTTTTTCACTGGACGTACAGGGTTCCGATGCGCCCACGTTCACCACGGCCGCAGGACAACTACTACTGGACGATTCTACCAGCGTGGGACTATATTGGGTGATAGATGGTGCGAACATCAATTTCCAGATGCAGGCCACAGATACCGACACCGCGGCGGGGCAGACACTAGTTTATGAAATAGTTAAAGGAGAACTGCCACCGGGAGTGACCATGAGTAAGACCGGACTGATTTCTGGAGTGGTTCGATTGACCGAAGATCAAAGATACGGCGATCGTGGAGGTTACGACGGTAATAATGTAGAAGACAAATTCAACAACATTTTCGATCGTACAGTAACAACCAAAAGTATCAGTAAAAATTTTGATTTCATTGTTAGAGTAACAGATGGTGTTAGTTACATCGAACAAAATAATAACATATTTGTTTTCTCCGCTGACTTTTGGAGAGTGTCTAATACCGCAATAACAATAGACGCTACAGAAATTCAAGGATCACCATTGACCATGGACCTAAGTGCCAACAGAAGGCCGGTGTTCAGAACTGCATCTGACCTAGGATCTTTCAGGCATGACAATCAGGTCGTGATAAAAATAGATGTGGAAGATTTCGATCCTCTCCAAGCAGATTTGGAGTACAGTATACAGTCAGGCGCCCTTCCATCAGGACTGTCCATAGATGCCACTTCAGGTGAGATTTACGGACGATTGGGAAGGCAGTCTGCAGTCGAAGTTGATTACACATTCACAATAAGGGCCAATAGGGTAATATCACCTGGTGTCAATGTATTTCAAGATCAGACCTTCACTATGAAAGTCATCGGAGAAATAGATATCGGTATAGCCTTTACCACACCTACCAACGTTGGCACACTGTATGCGGGGATACCGAGTTTATTATCCATCGAGGCCGTGAACGACACACCAAATCGTGTGTTGACTTATTCTGTCACTGCTGGCACGCTACCACCGGGGATAACCTTGAGTGTTGCAGGTAATCTTATAGGAACAATAGATCCCAGTGATTTCACCGACTCAACTAGATCATATTCATTCACTGTCACTGTCAGTGACCAGTACCAGATAGCGGCCACATCAAAAGAATTCACACTTAACATTAGCATACCATACACTCAAATCGAGTATGGTAACATGACCGGACACGCCACATCCTTCATAGACCAGAACATATTCTACAACATAGCACAGGACCCAAACATCAACTCTCCAGAATTTATTTTCAGATCCGACGATCCCAACTTTGGTATGAAACAGAAACCTGACATGCTGATGATGGCGGGACTTGAGGCACAGACGCTAACAGAGTTCCAACAACAGATGGAACAGAACCATGCTCCAAAGACACTGTACTTCGGTGATCTCAAGACAGCCATAGCCAAGGAAGGCACCACGACCAAATATGAGGTGGTTTACATAGAGATCAAGGACAACATGATAAACAACAGCGGGGTGGCAGTTTCCAGTTCAATTACACTGAGAGACGCCGTGGTCAAACCAATACTGGGTCCTAGGGCGTCAAGCATGAACGCCACGGCGGATTATGTTGAATACGAAGTGACCACAGATGGTGGATTGGCCTTCAGCACCTCAGGATCCAAAGTCAGATACGCAAACCAACTGAGCGCGGATCTGGGATACATGGAAAAGATATACCCGAACGCGGTTGCCAACATGAGGTCCAGAATGAAGAGCTTGGGACACAAGGAATGGGATTACCTACCACTGTGGATGAAGACCACACAGGTGGGAGGGTTGGCACCATTGGGATACGTGATGGCCGTGCCAATCTGCTACTGTAAACCAGGAACATCGGCACTGATCAAGAAGAGGATACAAGACAAGGCATTGAATTTCCGCAACATAGCGTTCACCATAGACAGGTACCAGGTCAGCAAGAGCGTGGTGTCCCCAGAGCAATTCACGGCGGACGGATCCACCACAACATTCCAGTTGAATGAGATTGTACACGAACAGGACATCTATATATTAGAAGGCACGCAACAGGTGTACGTGGGCAACGGGGTGACCGCTGACAACAACATAGACCCTGTATGGTTGACCGCTGACAACACGCTGAGATCATCGGACCACGAGTACGGCATAGAGCTCACACACGACACAACAAACAAGAAGACCACAATAACCTTTACCAAAGAGGTACCACAGGCAGGCACAATTATCAAGGTGGAGAGAAGCAACGATAAATATCTAAGATTCAGGGATAAAGGAATTTTAAATGGCAAGTAACATAGTACCAGGAAACGTAGATGGCACATACCCAGTAGCGGGTCAAGACAACAGTTCACAGGGTTTCAGAGATAACTTCACTGCGATTAAGAACAACTTCACAGAGGCCAAGACAGAGATAGAAACACTTCAGAATAACAAAGCCAATCTTAACAGTTCTAACAACTTTAGTGGCAACATCATATCAAACGCTATATTCAAAGGTAATGGAGAAACAGTGTACAATCACGGAACAGTAAGCAGTGGGACGATCACACTGAATCATCTAAATGGTCATTATCAGACTGCCACGGTAACTGCTGACACTACTTTCTCATTTCTTAATATACCCACAGCGTCACTAGGTAGAATCATATTAGACATCACGGTATCCGTTGGAGCAACCAATCTGATTTTTCCAACAGCAGTGATTAAAGCGGACAATGTGACGGGCAGTGACGGTACCTCAGATACCATCCAACCAGGATTAGGTAGGGCACTGTATGAATTCATGTCACCAGATGGTGGCACGACGATACTGATGCATCAATTGGGCAAACAGTACGCATAACGAATAAAGGAGTCTGATGTACTTCCATCCATTACAAGAAGAGATAGCGAACATGAGTGATGAGGAGATCTCTAAAAGAGTTAAAGAATTGTCACGGAAAGTAGCCATAGCCAGGCGTGGCCGGAACCCTGAGATGCTGGCCGCACTTCAG